TATAAGATTGAAAACTTTAAGAAGCATGTTGCCTTATTTACTTATGGTGACGATAATGCTTTTGGAGTGAGTAAGCTTGCACCTAAGTTTAATCATACTAATATTCAACAAATTCTTGGTGAAGTTGGTATTGGTTATACTATGGCTGATAAAGAAGCTGTTTCACGTCCTTATATTCATATTGATGAAGTTAGCTTCCTTAAAAGAATGTGGCGATATGAACCAGCGGTGGATGCATATGTTGCTCCATTGGAGTGGGATTCGATTAACAAAATGTTAACCGTACATGTCACTTCAAAGAGTATTTGTGCTGATGAGCAGATCGTTGCAGCGTGTGAAAGCGCTGTTTGTGAGGCTTTTTTCCACGGACGTGAAAAGTTTGAAGAACTTTCATTTTTATTGCGTAAAGCGTTAAAATTGAAAGGTATTGAATACTTGATCACGGATACGACTTTTATGTCGTGGGATGGATTGGTTGCTCGATTCAATCGAACGAGCAAACATGTTGTTATCCGAAGACCTCGTCATGCAGTTACTGCGCAGTCCAATGTGTCAGAATCTACCTTAGTTTCTGCGAGCATGGGCATGATGTTGAATTAGTTTACCAGGGCGTTCCCCGAAATCCGTATTTACGGAATTGTTGGTTAACTCATGAATAAAAGATCTCGAATAAGCTTATGGACTTAAACTTATTTTAAATTATTAGTCATTCGAAACTATTAATCAAATCAAACAATTTATTATTAGCGAAATTGAGCAGGCAAAAGCTCTATTTCTGCTAAAACAGGAACGTAAAGAGGTGGAGATGTCATTGAGACTCCATCACAATTTGCAATTGCAGTCTAGTACTGTAACTGCAACATTGGATGACAATGCTCCTTCAGAGCAAACCGTTATTTCAGAAAATATCGCATTTGTTCATGAGGGACGTACTGAAGATCTTACTTATGGGGATGTAATTGATACTACATTTACTGCCGATAAGTCGGGGTCTGCTGAACTTGGAGATTTTTTGAGTCGACCTGTGCCTATTAAAACTTTTGTTTGGGCGGAGGGAAGTTCAACACTTTTACAAACAACATTTAAGCCTTGGGATATTTTCTTTTTTGATACTCGTATCAAAAAGAAATTAGATAACTTTGCTTTTTTGAAATGTAATTTGAAGTTAAAATTTGTTATTAATGCATCTCCGTTTTATTACGGTGCAATTGGTGCATTTTATCGACCTTTGGGTGGATATTGGGATAATTTAACTAGTTCTACAAGTACTGCTCAAATTCAAATTCCAATTTCACAGAGACCTCATGTTTGGATGAATCCTCAAGAAGTATCTACAGCTGAATTTACTTTGCCCTTTTTTAAGCAAAATAATTGGCTTGATGTGGGTACGAGAGCAGATTTTCAGAATATGGGTGATTTGGATATTTGGCAGTATTCTAAATTGCGATCAGCAAATGGTGCTGTAGGTGCTGGTGTAACAATTACAGTTTATGCTTGGGCAGAGAATGTTGTTGTTGCAGGACCAACAGTTAATTTAGCACTTCAGTCTGGTCCAGTTCTTCAAGTTAAATCTACGAGAACAGATTCTAATTGGTGGAAACCATCGGGTCAGGTATCACAGATTGCTTCTAGAGTTGCTTCGGTTGCACCAAATTTGGGTAAATTTGGTGCCGCCGGGCAATATGCTGGCAAGACTATTGAGGCAGCTGCGAATACAGTTGGATCGATTGCTAGCTTATTTGGATTTTCCAATACGCCTGTTATTGAGGATACTATGCCTTTTAAGAGTTTGCCTTTCCATAGTCTTGCTTCTACTGAAATTAGTGAACCCGTAGAGAGGTTGACTATTGATCCTAAGCAAGCATTGGATTTGGATACAACTCATGTAGGTTTAGATGGTACAGACGAAATGGGAATTAGCTACATTTGTCAAAAGGAAAGTTTCCTTTGTGGCGCTTTGTGGCAAGACTCATTTGCTTCTGGTACTCTTATCTTTTCTTCTAGAGTTTTACCTGCATTATTTGATGCGCGTACAATTACTGGAGGTACACAGCGGTATGATACACCAATGAGTTATGCTTCACTGATGTTTGAGAACTGGCGCGGTGATATTATATTTAGATTTAAATTTATTAGATCTATGTATCATCGAGGTCGTGTTCGTATTACTTGGGACCCTACAGGTGATATTTCTGCTGATCCTAATTCAACAACCGTATGTTATACGCAAATTGTTGATTTAGATGTAGATGATGAAGTTGAACTTTGTGTTCCTTATCTAGGTCAGACACCTTTTAAGAATACTAAACAAGATACAGATGTTGGTGTTAATTGGACTAATACTTCAGGTGCTTTGGCACCAAGTATTGACGGGAATGGAACTTTAACTATTCGCGTTTTGAATAATTTGACTGCACCAGTAACTGGATCAGAAATTGATGTTCTTGTTTTTGTTAAGGCTGGTGAAAATATTCAATTCGCAAATCCTCGTGATTTGAGTAATAGAGTTTCACCATTTGCTTTGCAATCTGGAATTGTAGCAATTACTAATGGTAATTGTGATACTGAGGAAGATATTTATGGTGTTTGTTACGGTGAAAAATATGCTTCTTTTAGGCAGCTTTTACATCGTTCTTCACGAGCATTTTCCACGAAACCTTATAAAGTAGCGGGTTTACTCGATACTAATATTGTTACGTGGTTTATTCAACCAACACCTCCTACTAGTGGATATGATACATGGGGTATGCATATGGGTATTGGTGCAATTTCTGCAGCTAATGCACGTTGTAATTTTATCCCACGTCATCCAATAGCTCATATTCAACAGATGTTTATTGGTCGAAGAGGTTCTTTCAATTGGCATTTTAACTTTGATGGTACTTTAGCTGGTAAAGAAGTTGGTATGCTTTCAGTTGAACGAGTGTCTTTGGCTTCTTCAGCTTCACGTAGAATGAATGTTGCAACATTCGCTCAAGCTGCAGATTCTACTAACCAAGTTGCTTATGCTTATAATTACCAGAGTGGTAGTTTTAATCCATTTGGAGCAGGTTCAACAGGTACTGCGATTACCAATCAAGGTACACAATCTGGTTTATCGGTGAATATTCCAGATTATCACAATGAGCGATTCCACTTCGTTGAACCCAGAAATGGGTTTGAAGCTGGAAATCCACAAACTTATGGTGGTAAAAAATTTGGTTTAACAGCAGTGTTAAACAAAGCGGATATGGATACTACTGTTGTCC